TGTGTTTCTGGACGCTTTCCCGAATGTCAATTCGTTCCTCGCGAAGTTCTTCATCAATCGCGGACAGACGATGGAGCGATGGGAACTCAAGCCGCACGCACTCAGGCCGTTTTACAAAGCACTGTCTCACTGGTGCATCTTCCTGACTGACCCGAGCACCTACGGCTGGGCCGACAACGTCCACAACATCCCGCCTATTCACGTTCACATTGACGACGTGCGGCTTTCCGCCGAGCAGGACAAAGCCGTACAGGCAATCACCGGGCAGCTGTTCGTCACGGAACTCGGCGGCATTACTACGCGGGCGAAACTGTCGCGTATGGCGAAGTGCGACAGCAGCTTCAAGCCGCAATACATCGTTGACATGGTGCGAGAGTGGCCGACAGAAAGCACCATCATCTGGTGCCGCTACAACGACGAGCAGGACATGCTCGCCCGCATGATTCCCGAGGCTGCGAGCATCGACGGTAAGACGCCGCAAGAAGAACGCCAGCGGCTCGTTGACGAGTTCAAGGCCGGGCGAATCAAGGTGCTCATCACGAAGCCCAAGATCCTCGGCTTCGGACTCAATCTGCAAATCTGCACGCGGCAAGTGTTCAGCGGATTGCAGGACTCCTACGAGGAGTATTACCAAGCCGTGAAGCGTTCCAACCGCGTTGGCTCAACTCGCCCGCTGAACGTCCATATCCCAGTGACCGACATCGAACGCCCGATGGTTGAGAACGTGCTGCGTAAGGCACGTCGAGTCGAGGCAGACACCCGAGAGCAGGAGGCAATGTTCCATGAATCTTCTACACGATGACCACAAATACGCCGTTCACCAAGGCGACTGTATTCCGCACATGCTCGAAGAGATGCCCCCGGCGTCTGTTGATTTCTCGGTGTTCTCGCCTCCGTTTCCTAGCCTGTTTTCGTACACGTCGAAAGCTGAGGACATCGGCAACAGCGAGAACATGAAAGGCGAAGCCAAGATTCACCTGTCCTACTTCTTTCGCGGGCTGGCTCGCGTGCTGAAGCCGGGCCGGGCTGTTGTCGTCCATGTCATGCAGATCCCGAGGCTGAAGCGTTCCGGCGAAGTCGGACTGCACGACTACCGTGGACTCAACATCCGGCTCGGCGAGCGTGCCGGGCTTGTCTACGAATACGACTGGGTGGTGCGGAAGAATCCACAGGCGCAGGCAATCCGCACTCGCAGCCGTGAGTTGCAGTTCGCCGGCCTTGAGAGTGACAGGGCGAAGCAGCGTGGATGCCTGCCCGACTACCTAATCAAGTTCCGTGCGCCGGGAGAGAACGAAGTAGCCATCGACTCTGATGGCGACGTTTCGCGGAACGAGTGGATTGACTGGGCCGAATGCTGCTGGAGCGACATCCGCGAGACGAACACGCTCAACGTCAAAGAGGCACGCAGCGAGGAAGACACCAAGCACATCTGCCCGCTACAGCTGGATGTGATTGACAGGCTCGTCAGGCTCTACAGCAACCCCGATGAGGTGGTGTTCAGCCCCTTCACCGGCATCGGCAGCGAGGGATACGTGTCGCTGCAACAAGGCCGCCGCTTCTACGGCTGCGAACTGAAGCCCGAGTACCACGCTCAGGCATTGAGGAATCTGGCGAAGGCCGAGCGGACGCACAAGGCGAACAGCAGGACGCTGTTCGATGCACCGGAGGCTGTGGCATGAGCCGCGTGATGCTTGACGCATGACGCACAGTAACACGGTTGGAACATTACGACACGCAAGGAGGCAGGTATGCCGCAAGTATGGGATGACATCAAGATTGACGAAGGCTTTGCCGCAATGCTTGAGCCGCTGTCTGCTGAGGAGCGGCAGCAGCTTGAAGAGCTAATCGTCGAGCACGGCGGCGCACGCGACCCGCTCGTTGTGTGGGCCAAGGCCGGAACGCTTACCCTCATCGACGGGCACAACCGCTACGAAATCTGCACGCGGCTCGGACTTCCATTCGACATCCACGAACTGCGATTTAAGAACAGATCCGATGTCGAGGACTGGATCGACAAGAATCAGCTCGGCAGGCGGAACCTTGATGAACGGCACAAGAGCCTATTGCGTGGTCGGCGGTACAACAGGACGAAGAAGGAGCACGGAGGCAAGCGTGAGCCAAGTGCTCAAAATGAGCACTTGAGAACAGCCGAGGCACTTGCCACCGAGCACGGCGTAAGCCAGGCCACCATCCGCAGGGACGGCGAATTCGCGGAGGCTGTCGAGACGCTTGGCATTGAGCGTGAAATCGTTGCTGGTGAGATCGACGCACCTAAGCACGAGATTGTAGCGGCTGCGAAGGCGTTGCCAGATCAACCAACGGATGAGCAGGTTGCCGAAGCCGTCGAGGCCGTGAAGACTCGCCCGCACGTTGCCAACAACAGCGGCGACAACGAGTGGTATACCCCGAAGGAATACATCGAAGCCGCCCGCCAGGTGCTCGACGAGATTGACTTAGATCCTGCGTCCAATCCTTTGGCAAACGACATCGTTCGGGCCGCGACTTTCTACACAGCTGAAGACAGCGGGCTCGACAAGGACTGGTACGGCACGGTGTGGATGAATCCGCCGTATGAGTCCGGGCTCGTAGGCCAATTTGCCGAAAAGCTGTGCGACTCCTACGCGAGCGGCAACGTCACCAGTGCCATCGTGCTGGTGAATAACGCCACCGAAACGAGGTGGTTTCAGTCGATTGCCGAGCAGGCGTCTGCCGCGTGTTTTCCGAAGGGCCGCGTGAAGTTTTGGCATCCGCGAAAGGTCGCAGTGCCACTTCAAGGCCAAGCAATTCTTTATCTCGGCCCGAATCCTGACGAGTTCGCTCGTGCGTTCTCGCAGTTTGGGTTTTGCATGGAGGCTTTCTAATGAGTCAGTCAGGTGGAAAAATTCTGTCAGTAGAGGCGTACGCGCAAGGAAAGATGCTGGATCATTCTGGCTGGATTCTGGCAAGGGGCATTACTCCAAGCGACATCGACTTTTTCGTAGAGTCGAGCGGCTGCTTTTTGTTCGCGGAGTTCAGCCGCGACTGCAACTCAATTGACTGTCTTTCTAGGGGCCAGGAACTCGCATACACAAGGCTGGCACGGCGTCCGAATGCGGACGCTGTTGCTGTATGCAGGCACAGCGTTCCGAAGGACCGCCAAATCGACACGGCACTCGATGTTGAGTCGTGCACTGTCTACTTCGCCAGCGGAACGAAGAGCGTACTGCTGAACAATGAGCAGTGGCAGCAGCTTGTTACTAAGTGGGCGTTAAATCCAGCTGACGCCAACAAGTGGCTTGAGTCGCAGCATGACGCTGCAAAGTTTCTTGAACTCGTTTCATTCTGAGGAGCGCCACGCATGGCAGGTGAATGGATTCCCCTTGACTGCAACCTTGGCACGAAGCCCGAGGTGCTCGAACTGGTGGACGAGACTGGGCTACCCGTCGAGGTGGTGTGCTGGCGTCTGGTTCAGCTGTGGTCATGGGCTGCGCTCAACTCTTCCGACGGCACAATCCGGGCCACGCCCCGGCGGGTGGCGTCGGTCGCCGGCGGTGACGAGGCGTTCTGGGTGGCGGTTGAGCGTACCGGCTGGATCACGTTCGTCGGCGACAGAATCGTCATAGAAGGCTGGGAAAAGCGGTTTTCTGGCTCTGCTAAGGCTCGCGCCCTGCACGCTCGGCGTCAGGATTCCTACCGAGGACGCCCGCGTGACGCTGCACCGTCACAGGGGTGTGACGCACCACCGTCACAGTGTGGTGACGCATCGCCGTCACCACAGGACAGGACAGGAGAGGACAGGACAGGACAGGAGAATACAGAAATACAACCGGCTGCGCCGGTAGCTACGAGCGAACCGCCGAAGCGTCGGACACGCTCGCAGCCCGCAGACGCCGTTTCTTGGAATGCTGACGCAGGGTGGCAGGGGATCACGGACGCAGACCGGCAGGAATGGCGTCAGGCGTACCCAGCGTGCGATCTGACGGCAGAACTCGCCAAGGCAGGCTCGTGGCTCAAAGCCAACCCGACAAAGGCACACAAGAGCAACTGGCGACGTTTCGTCGTCTCTTGGCTTACTCGCTCGCAGGATCGTGGCGGCACGAACCGTACGCCTGGTGCTCGACCTGACGACAGGCCACCACCGCAGGGGCAGGCGAATCGCCGGTTCTTCCGGTCGGACTCTCAGAAAAGCATGTCCGACGCCGAGCACGCGGCTTGGCGTCACGACCAACGGCAGGGCAGCACGGTCGCTGCGCTTGCATCCAGTGTGAGACTCAAGGAAGAGGTGACGCAATGACCACGACAACAGAACGCCAGCCGCTCACGCCACGCCAGCAGGACGTGCTGGATTGGATTTCCGGCTACATCGACACGCACGGCTATTCGCCGACCGTTCGAGAGATTCAGCACGCCTACGGGTGGAAGACCCCCAACGCGACCATGTGCCACCTGCACCCGCTGCGTCGCAAGGGTCACGTCGTGTGGGTTGACGGGTGCTCTCGGACGCTGCGAGTGATTGGCGGTGACGCATGAGCGATTCTTGGGTCTTCAAGGGTTCGCCCCGTGACGTCGTGGCGGCGCTGATGCAGCGTGCGTGGGACGACGGCGTCACTGACGACGACCGGATTCTGCTTGAGACGGCAGCTGGAGAGTTGGCGGACTCGCTGGACAGGAACGTCAGGCTGGCAATCGTCATTGAGAAGTCGGGGGTGGGGCTGTGAGCGACTTCGCATTCATTTTCATCGGTTCGGTTCTCCACGCCGTGACGTTCACGGTGGGCATTTTGATTGGGGCAAGTCTTCGAAAGGACGCAAGACATGACTACAGCAGCAACGAAGGAACGAAAGAAGACAAAGGCTGGTGGCACGACCCTGTCGGCACCGGCACTGAAGGCGGCGCTGAACGCAGTGGCGGCAGCAGTGCCAACGAAAAGC